CTACATCCAACTGGCCACGGGCGAAGGACAGAGCCGGGAACAAGAGGTTTCGAGTATCAGCCGCGGACTGAAGGCGCTGGCCAAGGAATTCAACTGCCCCGTGATAGCCCTGTCACAGCTCTCCCGGAAGGTCGAAGACCGGCCCGACAAGCGGCCCCAGATGTCAGACCTTCGAGACTCCGGCGCCATTGAGCAAGACGCCGACGTGATCCTGATGATGTACCGCGAGGAGTACTACAAGCCGGAAACGCCTGAGAAGGGCATTGCCGAAATCATCATTGCCAAGCAGCGCATGGGCGAAACCGGAATGGTCCCGGTGCTGTTCAGGGGCGAATTCAGCCGGTTTGAAAACCTGACAGCCGAAGCCCGGCGCGATCTATTCGAGGCCCGCCAACTGGCAAAGCCCATGGCACGCAAGGTAAAGGGGTTTGAACAATGAGCAAGAACAAGACGGGCCCGAAAACCGTAGCGGTCGACCAAGTGCCGCCCTACTCCTTCTATCTGCCAGGCATGGACGCAGAAGAGGCCGCAGAGGCCGCCGTGAAGGCATTGCGAACCCCGCACCTCATCGACGCACTGGCGCTGCTTTGGCAGCTACGCCGGGTATCGAAAAACGAACAGGCGGAGTGTTCATCCGCTATCGACAACGCCGCAGAGAGCGTTTCAGGAGAGTTTCCGGCACTGCCCCAAGCACTGCCCCCAATAAACCCAACAGCAAGCGAAAGGAACAACGCATGAAACACCTATCCAGCGGCCAGCGCACCCAGAGCGGCGACCGCCTTCAAAAACTCATTGCCGAGCGGCCGGCAAAACCGCCAATCGGTACCCGGTTACTCGCTGCCCTTGATCCGGCCGTCAAGGCCGCCAAGGTTGCCCCGATCACCGACAACAAGGGAGACACCAACGAGGTTGCAACCCTGATCAAGTCGATTCATTCCGCCGGCCGTATTGCCACCAACCAACCCCGCTTTGTGAAAGGGAAATAGCACCATGTCAGCAATCGAAGCATTCAAGCAACACATAGCCGAAGTCGCCACCCTTGGCGAACAGGTAAATCAGATCAACGCCCGGATTCGTCAGATTCAGGGCATTGCCAACGAGGCGCAGGCGCCGCAGCACGAGGCTGGGCAACTCAAGGCAAAACGCCGATCCATCCTAGCTCGCTTGTTCTTGGGCACCGGCGACAACAGCGAACTTCCGGAAACAGAGAAAGCCATTGCAGAGGCCGAAGCTGCGGCGCACGCCAAGGCCCCAACCCGAGAGGGAGCAGAGGCAGCAATCGAGGAACTACAGCGTCAGGCAAGCGCCATCGCTCAGGAGATCCACGCGATTGGCCGTGACCGTGCCGACCTCTACCACGCGGCATTGAAGGAGCACGCCAAGGCAGCTTTGCCGGCCTATCAGGAAGCCGTAGATAACTTGCTCAAAGCCTATGCCGAAATGATTGGCCGTTGCCGCGCGATAGATGCATTTGCGGACTGGCAAGACGGACGCGGCATGGCCGCCTATGGTTATCCGAATTCGCCCGAGGTGCCACCGGTGCCGACGTTCGACGAGAACGTTCGATTCAAGACGGTGCGTGACACCAACGACTTGGTGCTTGCTGCCAGAGATAGAGCGAAACAACACATGGACGCTATCGCCATGCAAGCAGCCAACCTCACCAACCAATCAGGAGCAACGAAATGACCATCTATCGCGCAAATGCCGACACCGTCAAAAAGATCATGACCGGGAAGATGATTGCCCGGGCCTTCACCATCCTCGGACTGGGGGCGGCCAAGGATGCCCAGAACGTCTGTACCGGCAGTGGATCCGAATCCGGCATCCCGGATGGCGGCGCAGATTTCCGGATGCGCCTCGATTCGGCGGCGCTGACCTACACGCCCCCGCAGGCCAGCCCAAAGAAGGTCTGGGAGAACGGGAAGCCCGGGACGTATCTCGAAATCAAGATTTCCGATGCGGTGCCCGTCCTGTATTGCAACAGCAATTTCGAGTGCTCGCTGCCTGATACGCAGAAAGCCTCTGTTGCTCGCGGGTCGATCCTCGCGCTGGGTTGGACGAGCGCAGCGGGCCCCGTTGATTCGGAAGTGCCCGCGGCAAACAACCACCATCTGACCTGACCAACAGCAACGGGAGGGGAAACCCTCCCGATAGGAGAACAGCGATGAGCAAAATGGATTGGGTTTTTGGTGACAAGGAAGTCACCCGGTATTTCCGGGCGATTCCGGATGGTATTCGCTCTGGACTAATTGATTCCGTCGGCCGGCTGTCCCTACGCCTTCAGGCCAGGGTGATGAAGGAAAAGCTCACCGGCCAGGTGCTAAAGGTTCGTACTGGCACCCTGCGGCGCTCGATTGATCGCGTGATTGTCACTGACGAAAAACACATAACCGGCATCGTCAGCACGAACGTGGGATATGGCAAGGCTCACGAATACGGCGGCTTGCAAACTCAAACGGTCCGGGAGCACTTGCGGCTTGTGAAGAAGGCATTCCGCAAGGACTTGAAATCGCCAGTGTGGTCGACGGTGAGAAGCCACTCAAGGACCGTGAATTTGCCGGAGCGCTCGTTCCTACGGTCGGCGCTTGCCGAGATGCAAAAAGAGATTGTCGACGACATCGAAAAAGTCATCGCCGACGGGATCAAAGGAAAGTAATCGGGCAATGGAGCCCGGAAAGGAATAACACCATGTCAGCAGCACTCGCAAATGAAATTGGAGTCCGCATCTTTGCGGAAACAGGTGAACTAAAACCCGGCATGGAAGGTGCCGCGTCCGACGTCGAACGGTCGTCCGAGCGGATGAAGCAAAGCATCGCTGGTCTGAAAGATGCCGTCAGCAACCACATGGCGACCATCTCCAATCAGGTCAAGGCGGCCAATGACGACATCGGCGGCGGCCTGTCCGGCATGGCCGGCACCTTCGGCAAGGTCGGTGCCCTGATCGGTACGGCCTTCGCGGCAATAGCCGGTGGAAAGATGGTGCAGATGGCCAACGAAACCGCCGACTACACAGAGGAAGCGCAAAAGCTCGGCCGGGCCATGGGCACGACCGCAACGCAGGCCAGCATCTGGATGGAAGTCGCCAAGGAACTAGGCAGTTCGACCGGCGAAGTAGAAGGGGCTGCCAAGGGGCTGACGCGCCAACTCAAGGACAACGAGGACGGCCTGAACCGGCTTGGTCTGGTGACGCGCGATTCGAAGGGGAACATGCTCGACATGGACACCCTCATGAAGAGCGCGATTACGACGGTGAATTCCCACAAGGAAGGCACCGACCGCAATATGGCAGCGCAGGAAATCTTCGGGCGCGGTGTCGCCGGCAACTCCAAACTTCTGCTGGCCAACGCCGAAGCCTTCAAGCAGGACGAGGAATACATCCGCAGCCTCGGCGGCCAGGTCAGCGGCGAATCGGTTGCCGCATGGGAACTGTACGACTCGGCTATGGATAAGGTCGGCATGGGCATGACTGCCTTCCGCAACACCATCGGAAACGAGGTCATGCCGGTGATTGCCAAGTTGGCCGAATGGCTCTCAGCAGCAATGCCGGCCGCCATCACCGTGACGAAGGGCGCGGTCGGCGGGCTTGTGTCGGCGTTCTGGGGGCTGAAGAACGGCGTCGTCGTAGTCTGGGAAACCATCAACGCGATGGTGGTCACCGTTGCCGAGCCAATCCGGGCCATGGCAGCGGCAATTGGCAAGGCGCTGACCGGTGACTTTGCCGGGGCCGCGGCTGAAATCAAGGGCGTTGGCGGCAACATTTCGGCCGCCTGGTCGCAAGCCATGGACGAAATGACCAAGTCCAGCGAGGAAACCAGCAACCGCATCGGCGCGATATTCGGGGCGCCAACCGACGTTGAGGCCGGCGACAAAAGCGGCAAGGGCTACGTTGGCGAGCCGGACAAGCCCAAGAAAGAAAAGGCCGGCAGCGGTGAGAAAACCCGTATGCCGGCGTGGGAAGCCGAACTGGCCCAGCAGAAAGCCGCGTTCATGTTGCAAAACGACATGTACGAAATGACGCTGGAGCAGGAAAAGGCATTCTGGGACGAAAAGCTGGCCATCGTCGAGAAGAACGACAAGGAATACGGCGCGCTGACCAAGAAGTCGGCCGACATGGCGCTGAAAATCCTCAAGGACAAGGC